GTTGCCATTAGTCACCCCCTCCGTCAGCCGGGACCCAGGTTTTACCGATCTTTACTCGGACCCAAGCGGTCCCCATTGTCATGAACTCACCAGGTCTTCCGGGCTCTAACAGGCCGTTTTCATTAGCCAAGGCCAAGTGGGACACAGCCAATCCAGCAAATTCACCGCCACCTTCCAGGCCGGGCTTCGCAACACCCGAATTGTCAACGTCCCTGGTATAGGCCCGCCCAAACATAGCATTTGACGGTGTGTCAGTTTCGACGGTCAATACCTGTGCCCGGTAGGGGCCAACATAGGCCACCGAGCCAGGAACACCGGCCCGCATATCGTGTATTTCCCTAGGTATAGCCACTATACACCCCCTACGGTAACGGACCATTCAGCGTAATCACAGCCAGGCACACGCCATCACTATTGGCCGCAGACGGCTGATGATGACTGATGACGGCCCCCTCGATTTCAGTTCCCCCGGTCCCAGTTGTCTGCAATAACCCAGTGGTTTTGTTGAAATAAACCTTGCCACCCAACGCCGCAGCGGTCGCATCGACGACCTTGATCGGGACAAAAATAGGCCCCATCTGGGCAAGCTCCCCAGCGGCCCCCTTCGTCAGGGTAGGCTCGATTGCCGACGTCAACGGACGGACCAACACACCCCCAAACAGACCCTCGCCACCAACGACATAGGTTCCGTCGATGGCCCTTGTATATGCGTATGCGTAATGATTTCCTTCGGTTTCGGAGGAAATTACAACCGCTTGACTACGCCACGGCCCATCATAGGCCAGTTGGCCAGGGACACCGCTAGTCAGCGATTTATGATATGTGTTCTTGATCCCCATTGCTTATTTCCTCCCCCAGAATTTTTCAACCAAATCACCGACTTTGGGCCGCTCATCGGCTACAACCGCTTGGGGTACTCTGGCTGCCTGCAAATACCCCTCTAGCGTGGCTAACTCCGCCCCAGGCGCAGCAGTCAACCCCAACTTTTTCACAGCATAGGCCGCAACTGCTTGATCTGACAGCATTTCCGCCGTGTCAAAAACACCAATAAACGGCTTGACACGCTCAACGATTTGATCCCTAGCGTGGATTTGACGGATCACAGCGTCAGTATCGACAGCCTGAACCTTTTTGGGGGGCTTGGGGTCTTCCTCTTTTTCCTCCTCTGGCTCGGCGATAACTTCTTGTTTTTCTTCGTCTTTCGCCTTTTCTGTTTCGTTTTCTTGATCTTCTGCTTCTTTTTCCTTGACATCTCCTTCGTCTTCGGCCTTGGCCTTCATGGCCTCAAGGATCATAGCCCTGATCTGCTCTTCCTGCTCTTTTGTAAACACTTGTTTTCCCTCCGGTTTTTCGACATTTTCAGCCGAATCAAACACCAACGATGCGCTATCTAAAACGGACACATCGGGTCCGCTTCGGCCTTTCTCCACCAACGCTAGGTGATTGAATAGTATATCTCTCTGTATAAGATCATACGTTATACCGTCATAAATTCCAGGGGTTTCCTCGTATGTGCATCGGTACCCAGGCGACAGCTCGACTTTCCCCCTGGAGCTAATCAAATCCCGCATATCTTTTGAAAATATACGCAGTGTGTTTCGCAGATACAGCCCGTCGAAAGCCGCTTTTTCGCCGGTAACACCCTGCTGGGGTAGTTTCTCCGGTTCGACACCATCCCGACCCAGCATCAAATGATCCTCAATAAACGGAATCAAATTAGCACTTTCCAGCGTTTCGGGTCTAGACAGCTCTTCCCCGGGGCGGTAAACGTAAAAAATCTGGTCAGGGGGCCGCTGGCCAGGCAGTTCCCTGCCCGCATAGGGAAACACCCCAGATTTCAGCATAGGATTATCAGCAACATACCAATAACCGTTAGCATCCTCAATCCTATGTGTCATTTTCATAGGCCACCTATGCGCATAGCAGGCGCTGTGAAACACTGACAACCAATCAAAACCCCACCCCAACCACGCTCCCCAGTTTCTAAGTCTATAACAGGGGGATCATTTAAGTCAAATATTTTACCGTGATACGAAACATGCAGCGGTCTTGGGACACGAACTGCCGACGAATGGAACCACTGCACACCGCCAACCCCAGCGGCCCGCATACGCTCGTCGGCTATTTCGCTATGTAGTTTTTTGGTCTGATCTACGGCGATCCGCTCGGCCCGCCTCGACGTCATGCCCTCGATCAACATAGCTTCGTCATAGATTGACTTCTGGCCACCGGTATGCACCGACTGTGCGACGGCCTTGGCCATGCGATCATGAATATCTTTTCCCAAATCCTTGATTAAGCTAACATTTTCTTTGGCTTGTACATCAAGGGCCTTCTGCATAGCCTCTGAAAACTTGGGCGGTTTCAGTGTCAGGGCGTCGGTCATCTCTCGTATAGCCTGCCACGTGGACGTACTGGATTTGGTCGCTATGTCAGCTATGAAATCCCCAGCCATTGTTTCGGCATGCCTTGTAAACACTTTCGACCACTTAGACCGGAGAGCTTTCAATAACACAGCGAATTTGTCCGCAGGCGCATCAAAAGCCGACTGTTCTAAGGCCATCAATTTATTGGCATAATCGTTAGCACATAACTTCACCAAGGCTTGCATAGTTTTTGCATAGCGACTTGATACACTCGCCGGAGGGGGGACAGGGCGCCCAACAATCCAGCCCTTTTGTTGGACCGGTTTCCGGCGCATAGTTTTAATCGGCTTCGTCTGTGTCATCAACAAACCGCGCCTCTTGGATTCCAAAGTACCTGGAATTCTTGTTCTTTATCAAGGCGTTGCGAATATCTTCCCCATCCAACGCCCCAGCCATAACATAGGTATTGTCAGTCTGGGCTTCGAGATTCTCGATCTCGGCAATCTCTTTGGCCGTTGGCGAATCCAGGGTATCCCACTGGATCGCAATAGCGCCGGAGTCGGGACGCCCCAACGAACGCCGTGCTAGTGCATAGTGTTTGACCAACACAGGATCAAGGTCCGTGGCCTGTATTTTTTCCAGCGTTTTCCTATACGAGCCAGCCTCATACTCCCCGGTGGACTGAAATCCTTTGGGGGTAGTCCCCAGTAGCTCCGTGACGGGCATATCTGCGGCGGCCGCAACTAACTGATACTGCGTCATTATCACCGTGTCGGCATCCCCGAGGGCTGTGTCAAACTGTGAAATATCCTCCCCATCGAAAACGATCTTGACCCCGTAGTTATCCCGCAGCCTCGCCCACTCTTCTAACGAATCGACAAGCCCCGCATAGTCTCCGGCAGTGGCTGCGGCAGATTTATACACCGTGGATCGTTTGGTCAGGAGCAATTGCGGCCCTTCGTTGGCCGAACGTTCGGCAGAATATACACGGTCACGAACCAGCTGGGGATACGGTATGCCCATGAAATTATAGGCAAATTTCATGTCGTCAGACACAGGAAACGGGACACAGAAATGAAGGTGTGACCTATGATAACGCTGATTTCCTATGCGCCAATAGGTGGGCCGCATAAAATCCGCAGACGCCGGATCGTATAAGTTTTCTTGTGTCAACTCCGGAATCAACCAACGAGGCTCAATGACCACCAAACCTTTATATTTTCCTGGCCTTACGCCATCGAGATTTAGTGGATTCTCGTACCAGGTCTTTGGGTCGCTAGATTCCACGTCAAATTTGACACAGCAACCACCGAACAGCCGCCCCAGGCGGACCATTTTCACCAACTGATCTACTATGTTGTATCCGGAGTCAGTTTCGCGCAAATACTCAAGTTCTTCAGGCAGATACCAGCCGTTACGAACCGCCGCATCCCCAGGAGCTTCACATATTTTATTGATTAGCCAGTTAGTCCCCATTGTGGCACAGGCTGCATAGCCAGCCGGCATAGCTCCTGGCACAAAAAAACCAAGCTGCTCATCTATGCCCTGGCTCATACTGTGCAAATTATGCGAAGGGTATGCGTCCTGGGCAACGCCACAGATACCGTTGGGCTGGGGGAACTCTGGCAAAAATTTTGGCGTTTTTCGTTGGGCAGGAATCAGGCTATAAGAGGCACCTAAATCTTCGGTTTCGTTGACCTTTTGACGTTTCCAAAACTTCCAGGACATAGAACCTCCCTGCACAGATAAAAGTATATGCACTTTTTTGGGGCTGTGTCAAGGCTGAATTAGCGCGCCCCCCTTCCGAGGGAGGCCAGACCTCCAACACGCTTGCCCATAACCTTCGACAGCGCATAGCGTATAGCGTCGATATGATGGTCTTCTTTTTCTATGAGTTCGGGCAGGACTTCCCCTGTGTGGCGATCCACTTTGTAAGAATAAAGCCTGAAATTCTCAATAGTTTTGATGCATCGAGGGTGTATAATTATCGGAGCATGGGTCTTCAAAAACGCTATACCGTCAACCACGGACCCACGCCCCTTGATTGCTGCGGTGGCCCTGGGCAAGCCACGCCGCTTTAGGTGACTGATTGACTCCGGACGGGCGCTGTCACAGCGCAAGACATACTTTTCGACATCTGGTAAACACTCTATGCAAGCGGCCGCTGTGTCGTCTAGTTCCATTTTCAGGCCATGCACTTCATGTGTTATGTAAATGCGGTTGTCATGAATAACCACACGATTTCCGGCAGTTGGGGAAGACGAAAAGCCGAAATCGAGGCCATAATAAACACTTCCGCCGGTGGGGATATCGTCGGAAATTCGGAATTTTCCATGAAATACTATGGCCTCCGATTCGACATAATATGCGCCTTCCCAGACATGCGCATATAGCGCCGGGTCCATGTGGGTCCTATCAAAGGCCCGGGTTTCTTCCAGGGTGGACGGGAACCAGGGGTTATCGTTGAAGTTTACCCTTGAAATCGCCGTCCTGGGGGGTAGTTTTTTCGCCTGTAAAAATGTGTCAGCGACATAGGATTCCCGGTCCCTGGGATTGAATATAACCCAGATTTCAGATTTTTCTTTTCGGATAGTCGGAATCAGATAACGCCACGAATTAGCGGGCACATCTTCCGCTTCCTCGACTATGCACAAATCCACCTGAGCCATGGATTTGATGGACTGCACATTATACCGCAGGCCCTTAAAAATAAACTCCGTCCCGTTTTGGCCCCGTATAAAGTCCCTGCCAACGCTGTAAAACACTGAAAGCACTGGGTTATCTGCGATAGCGTTTGCGATTTCAGCAAACATAGATTCCCGGATTGATACCTGGTACTCACGGACACACAGTATACGGAGGGGCTCGACTAGGCCCCAGACAGCGGCCATGAGGGCGGCGCTATAGGATTTACCGCTCCCTCGACCGCCGTACAGGACCCTATACCGGCACTCTCCCCGGGGGAGCTGGTATACGTCTCCTATTTTTTCAGGTAGCCTTATTTGCATCGCCGGGCTTCACGTGAACAATTTCAATCTTTTCAGGGACTTTAATGGCGCCGGGGGCCATGGTGCCATCGCTCGATGTGTGGTCAATTCCAGTGGTCTCCTTCCACCGGGCCTGGGTTTTGAGGAAAAAAATCATGGACGCCGTGTCGCCGCCAAGTGCTTTGGCCAGCAGGGATTCCGAAACCTTTTCAATGACTTGCGCTCTTCCTTTTTGATAGATTTCTGTAATCCTAGGATCTCGCTCCATCATTGAATAAAATGTCGTTATACCTATACCAAGCCTTGCGGCCAGCTGTTCTACGGAGAGCACCCCAGCCAAAATGCCAACCATTTCAAGTTGTTCTGGCGTTAGGGTCTTTCTAGGCCTCCCTCTACGCCGTGTGGTTGCAACGGCCCTAGTCGCTGTTTTCTTTGGCTTTTTCTCTGATTTCTTTTTTGACATTCCTCAAAACCTTTCCCAGGTCCCTGATGTCTTGCCTGGTCTCCCCCCAATTCCCCAGGGCCTGTAGTTGGCGATTTAAGGCGTTTACCCAATCCCGGGATAGTGTGGGCCTATTTAACTTGGGATTTCCCCTAATTTCGCACGGTAGCAGTCCCCAGCCAGACAGCGCCCAAAAATCATCACCACTGACACCCAAAAAACCTGTGCTGTTTTTTCGTCAACCAATTGCCAACCTCCACCCCAGATATTAACTCCCCCAGATTTTTTGTCAACCTGTTTTTTTTTGCCCTAATCCTAGCCCCAGCCACTCGGACAATACCCCTACCCCTAAAGGGGTATAGGGGGTGTTTTGTCCGTTTGTGGCCCCCTGGAATAGTCTAATTTTTCCAGAGTTTTCCCAAAAAACAGACACTAATAAATTCAATGACTTACAAGCCGTTTCTGGAATTTCTGTTTTATTCCCACTTTTTCCGTGCTGTAAGTGTTTGATTTCATTAGACTTTATTTTCGGATTTTTTGGCCATTTTGGCCTGGGGATAGATTCGCCTAAGTGCTTGGATTTATTCAATTCACGTTTTTCGACCATCGGCGTCAGGGGCCAGTTGCGCCCCGAGGAATTCCCAAATTTTCCAGGCGTTTCGGTGGAACGCCGCAAGGCCATGATTTCATTGGTGGAATTTTGCGGAATAGTCATTTTATTCCCGGGAATTCCAAAAAGTCAATGGGTATATGATATATATGTACTTAAGTACATATATACATATCCCATTGGTTGCACCCCTGGCATGGGAATTTTCCGGGATTTTCCGAAATTCCCGCAGTGTCCAAAAGTTGACTTTTGTCATAAAAATTTATTTGACAGGGGCCTTGGAACCGCCTAATCTGCGAACTGTCAGTCAGGGGTTGGCCGACGATATTCAATGGAGGGATGAACCACGAAATGACGCCGGACGAATTGGTTCCCGCTGCCGGCTACGTGCTGTGGGGATGCCTGCGGCGGTCCACTGGTAGTGGTTTTTTTGGCATGGCTAGTGTTTATGCTATGCGTAAAACAGGTGCAAATCTGGTATAAAGGAGAAAAATAATGACAAAATATGACAAACAAGTGCAATATATTAGGGATTATTTGCAAAAAGCCACACCAAATGTGCTTGATGTTTTGACACAGGATTTAGATATTTCAAGGCAATCGCTATACAACTACAAAAACAAGGGGCCGTCGAAGCGCAGCCGGGTTCACCTGTTGTTGGTGGATTATCTGGATTTACGCAACCTGTGAAAGCCGCTAGGAGGCAAAGGTGGCTGATTTAACAAAGGTTTTGGGTGGTAGTTTTGCCGCCGCATCTGACCCGCCGGAGGTCCAATTAATCCAGGCTATGCGGGCCGCTGGAATCGAGCCGCCGGGGCGCATAATTCCGGACGGACGGTTGCATAGGTTTGGCAAAACCGCCAGTAAACCCGGATGGTATGTGCTATACATCGACGGCGTTCCTGCCGGGGCGTTCGGCGATTGGTCCCTGGGGATTGAGCAAAATTTCAGGGCCTCGGTGGACCGGGACTTGACCCCGGCGGAAAATTCCGCTTTGTTGCAACGACTGGATTTGATACGGAAAGAGCGAGAAGCTGAAAAGGCAAGTCGGGCTGCCCAGGCGGCCAAAAATGCGGCGGCCATTTGGGCTGCTACACTGCCTGCCCCAGACAGTCACCCCTATCTAGTGACTAAACGGGTCAAATCCTATGGACTGCGGGTAACTGCCGAGAATCAATTAGTAATCCCGATTGCGAATCAGGCCGGCGGTTGGTCTAGTCTGCAGTATATTGCTCCCGACGGTGGAAAGAAATTTCTCCCAGGGGGCGCCGTGGCTGGGGGTTGGTTCTGCATCCCCGGAGACAAGAAAAGCGTGTTTATTTCGGAGGGTTACGCCACCGCCTGTAGCGTCCACGAGGCCACTGGCTGCATGAGCTATGTGGCCTTTTCTGCACATAATTTACCGGCTGTGGCTGAATATGTGAGGCGTGAACATGGCGACACACAACCAATTGTAATTGTTGCCGATAATGACGAATCAGGCACCGGCGAAAAATACGGGTATAGGGCTGCGGACGCCATTGGGGCTCGGCTGGTATTACCTCCGGAGGTAGGCACGGACGCCAACGATTACGCCAACCAGGGACACGATTTAGGCCAATTATTACAGGTCACTAGGGACCGTTGGCTTGTCATGGCTCGGGATTTTTCGTCGCAGCCTGCCCCTATCCGGTGGCTGATTAAGGGCTGGGTGCAGGAAAATTCCACTATGATGGTTTTTGGGCCGTCTGGCATAGGGAAAACCTTCGCCGTGTTGGACTGGGCGCTGCACATAGCATCTGGATTCTATGAGTGGCACGGCTGTGCTGTGTCTGCGGCGCCAGTGGTTTATTTGGCCGGTGAGGGGCATTACGGGCTACGGGGGCGCATAGCCGGTTGGCTGGCCCATCACCGTTACACAGGGCCGGTCAATTTGGCTATATCCAGATCGGCCTGTGATTTGAATACGCCCCAGGGATACCAGCAAATCATTGAAAACATTGATGGTTTGGCTATGTCACCTAAGTTGATCGTGGTCGATACGCTGCACCGGTTTTTTGAAGGCGACGAAAACAACGCAAAAGATGTTAAATCCATGTTAAATATGTGCACGGCCTTGACGCAGCACTTTGGTTGTGCCGTGTTGCTGGTCCATCATACGGGACTAGGTCCGGACGCCCAGGACCGTGGACGGGGCTCCAGTGCCTGGAAAGGGGCGCTGGACGTTGAGGTGGGAATCAAGCCCGGCGGCGACAAGACTATGAAAATTATACAGCATAAAATGAAGGATTGCGAACAGTTACGCCCCATTTTTGCTAGATTGGAACAGGTGGAAATCCCAGGGTGGATCAACGACGACGGCTCGCCAGTGACTACAGCCGTTTTGGCCCCTGCCGAAGAGCCCCTTGACCCGAAAGTATCTAAAAAAATTACAGAAACCAGGGATTTGCTGAAATCTGCCTGGGGCCACGGGGGGCGTTTGGTTGCCTCGGACGGGCGGTGCCAAATTATCCCTGAATCAATCACGGCGCACTATTTGTCAGAGGGGAAAACGGACTCAACGGCCCGAAAATACACAACAAAGACCATCAATGACGGCGTGTGCCTGGGGTTGATTACCAGGGAAGACGGCCATATTTTTGTTTCGGATTTATTGTCAATGATGTTCAAGGGTTCGGGTCGATAATATGACAAAAGTCATACTTTTACCCTTTGTTGTGAAAATAATTTTGACACGATTCTTGGGGCTTGATATTGTTTGACCTGCTTGGCGGAGGGGTTCCGTCGAGCGATAAAAAAACCTTGGAGGTGTCTTATGAGTCGTGAAGAATTTGTGCGAAAATCGTGGGAGAGGGGGCCCGCAAGAGCGGCGCAGGCCGTGGATATCGATCCGGTCAACTATCCGACCGGGCGGGGCGTCGCTGTGACGCCTGACGCCGATCATCCTTGGTGGACGCCCCGGGAGGTCGCAGATATGTTCAACATAAGTATACATACTGTGCGTGATTGGATTCGTGCGGGGATGATTGAGGCGCATAAAATCGGCAGGATTTATCGCATACCCCAGGACGCCCTTGATGATTTTGTTGAAAAAACTCGTGTGATTAAAGGGTGAGATTATGTCAATTTTTGTGAAAAAAACATCCGCCGTTTTAGCGGATCGTGTGAAGATGGTCGTATATGGCGCTCCGGGGGTCGGGAAAACGACCCTGATTGCAACGCTGCCCAGTCCTATTATCCTGTCGGCAGAAGCGGGGCTGCTATCGATTGCCGGGGCAGACCTGCCGTATATCGAGATAGCCGACATAGGATCATTGGAGGAGGCCCACGCGTGGCTGATGGGCAGCAAAGAAGCGCAACAATTTGAGTCAGTTGCGCTTGATTCGATTTCAGAAATCGCAGAAATCTGTCTGGCCGACGAAATGACAAAAACCAAGGACGGGCGGAAAGCATACGGCGAGATGGGTATAAAAATGAACACTATGCTGCGCAAATTCAGAGACTTGCCTGTTCATGTGTATATGTCGGCAAAAATGGAACGAGTGCAGGACGAATCAGGCCGGATGCTGTACGGGCCGATGATGCCAGGGGGTAAGCTGGCGAATCAATTACCCTATTTGTTCGACGAGATTTTTGCATACCGTATTACCACGGCGGCAGACGGTACGGTCACACGCTGGTTGCAGACGCAGCCAGACGAATCTTGGACGGCAAAGGATCGGTCCCGTGGGGCGCTGGATGTCGGAGAATGGCCCAACTTGGGCGATATCATTGAGAAAATCAAAGGAGGAATGGCAAATGCTTGACATTTTAGCACAACAATGGTTGGAGGCGAAAGCCGCAGAATCCAGGGCAAACTCTATGCGGAAAAACATAGAGGATCAATTATCGTCATTGATTGGGGTCGCTGAAAACATGGTGGGGACAGAACACGCTACCCCCCCGGGATACAAGATAACAATCACGGGGAGAATGACATCAGCGGTGGACGGTGATAAGTTGCAGTTGATTGCCCAAGACGCCGGAATCGTTGACGAATTATCAAGGCTATTTCGGTGGAAACCGGAAATTGACAAGAAAAAATGGGATGCTGCGCCGGAAAACATCAGGCAAATTTTGGGCCAGGCTGTCACAACGAAACCGGCCCGTTTGGCGTATAAAATCGAAAAAGTGGAGGCATAATCATGGCGTATATGAGCTTTAGCATAGATGATCTTCCAGAGGAATCAAGTGGTTATAGCATTTTGCCCGAAGGCTGGTATAGTGCATACCTAACCGGGGTCGAGCAAAAACCGTCACAGTCGTCGTCCGGGACGGTGCTGCACCTGCAGTTGACGGTAACCGGACCAACAAATCGTGGCGATGTCGTCATGGATTTTTTGAACATTCTAAACCCAAATCCAACCGCCGAGCGGATTGGTCAGGGCCGGTTACGATCCTATTTGGCGGCAATGGGGTTGCGTGGCGTCAACGACGATCAAGAGCTATTGGGCCACAATGTTGATATTTTGGTGGATATTGAGGAGCGGGAAGGGGGCAAAGGCCCCAGAAACATTATCAAACAGGTCAAGCCCTTTGGCCAGGGCGGGGCGTCGGACATCCCGCAATCGGCCCCAAAAGTCCCGGCTGCGCCCCCGGCCCCAGCGGTCCCGTCAGCGACAATTCCCCCGCCAGTGGCCCCACCCTGGCCCCCGGCGGCACCAAGCCAGGCCCCCGGCGGCACCAAGCCGCCGTGGCAAAAATGACATAGCTTGACGCTATGCAAAACTCGCTTTTTCGGTGGCCTCAAGCTCTGATGGGGCCACCGGGAAGGCCCCTTTTGGAGGATATCGAGAATGGCAAAAATTCCAAACCCTTGCACAAACACCGTTGACATGATCAACGCCTGGATTGAGGCAGATGCGAGCAAGGCACCCCCCAGGATTGCGCAAATTATGGGGGCGTCTGACATAGGCCACGAGTGCGATAGGTTCTTGTGGTTGAAGTTTCGATCAGTGGTAATGCCCAAAAAAATTGACGGGCGGATGATGCGCCTATTTGCCCGTGGCAAGAGGGAAGAGCCCGTAGTTATTGGCTTTTTGCAAAACATCGGTTGTGTTTTGGATGCCATGCCCGGAGGAAAACAGAAATACATAGACATAGGATTGTTTGTTGGTGGCTATGCTGATGGCGTGATTTTGGTGGGCGTGCCAGAAGCGCCCCAGACACCGCATTTGCTCGAGATCAAAACGCATAATGACAAATCTTTTAAGGAGCTGCAAAAGAAGGGCGTGCGTGGGTCCAAGCCCCTGCACTGGGCGCAGTGTCAGACGTACATGCTGGGGTTGGGGTTGACATGGGCGCTTTACATAGCTGTAAACAAAAATAATGACGAATACTATGCAGAACGCCTTGAGTACAGCAAAGAGGCCGCCGGGCAGATCGTGACCAGGGGGCAGACGTTGGCCCTGGAAACACGGCTACCCGGGGGGATTAGCACCAATCCAACGTGGTTTCAGTGCAAATTCTGCGACTTTTATGACTTTTGTCATGGAACGGGCGCCAGTATTGAAACACGGAGGCACTGCCGGTCCTGTGAGCACATTACGCCCGTCATAGATTCTGACGGCAAAACTGGTACATGGTTTTGCAAACTATACGGCGAAAATCCCCCCAAGGATTTTCTCGAAAAGGGCTGTCCCAGTTGGGAGCTGCATGGGGACGTGGACAGGCACTTAACTGCGAAGGTGCCGTTTTAATGGCTAAATTGCGAGATTACCAGCAACGGGCTGTTTGGGATTTATGGGAATTTTTCGCCAAAAATCCCCAGGCGAATCCTGTCATGGTCCTGCCCACCGGATCCGGCAAATCGCACATAATCGCAGAATTGTGTCGGCAAATGGTGGAGGGTTGGAATTCTCGGGTTTTGATGCTGACTCATGTCCAAGAAATCATTGAACAAAACGCCCAGAAACTGCAACACACCTGGCCAGGAGCCCCGCTTGGTATATTTTCCGCCGGGTTGGGGCTCCGGCAGGCGTCAAGGCCGATTACGTTCGCTGGCATCCAGTCAATCCATAAGCGAGCGAAATTATTAGGCAAAATAGACTTGATAATTATTGACGAGTGCCACCGGGTATCAGTCAAAGAAGAAGGGACGTATAGGAAATTGATCAAGGAACTTCAAGACTTGTGGCCAGATATGCGGGTCGTCGGCCTAACTGCTACGCCATGGCGACTTGGTCAGGGGACTATAACCGATGGGAAAGATTCGCTTTTTAGCGATTTATTGGAGTCTGTCACTATCACGGAATTGGTTGACAGGGGGTATCTAGCGCCACTGCGCAATAAATTCACGGACACCGAGCTAGACACGTCCGGCGTCCAAAAAAGAGGAGGGGAGTATGTAGAAAAAAGCTTGCAAGAACACGTAGATACAGACGACCAAAACCGGGCGGTGGTTGCTGAAATCATTGCCAGGGGCCAAGACCGGCAGTCCTGGTTGCTGTTTTGCTGCGGCGTCGAACATAGCTATAACATGGCGAAATTGCTAAATGATTCAGGTATACCGACAGGCTGCATAGTCGGTAAAACGCCGTCCGACGAACGGCGTCAAACTCTGTCCGATTTCAAGACCGGAAAATTGCGGGCCTTAACCAATGCGAATGTCCTAACCACTGGATTTGATTCGCCAAAGATTGATTTGTTGGCGATGGTTAGGCCCACTATGTCACCGACGCTATACGTGCAAATGGCCGGGCGGGGAATGAGGGTACACAAGGATAAGACGGATTGCTTAGTCCTTGATTTTGCTGGTAATGTCACTATGCACGGCCCCATCACACAGGTTGTTCCACCAGCCAGGGCAGGTAATGGGGAGCCTGTGACTAAAAAATGCCCGGACTGTCAAGAGATAGTCTATGCTGGTTTCCGCAATTGCCCTGTGTGCGGCCATGAGTTTCCGCCGCCGGAAACGGTGGAGGACAAGCGATTTCGGCTACATAGAGAAATTGACATCATGGGAAATGATGAGGTTTTATCTATGCCGGTGGCTGGTTGGTCTGTGTCTAGGCACACAAGCAAAGCAGGTAACGAAACGATTAGATTGGGTTATTTGCCTATGAGGCTTGGTTTTAGGCTTGGTTTTATTAGTAGCGTTTCGGAATATCTGTCCTGGGAGTCCCAGGGCTATGCAAAGACAAAAGCTGTACAAATTGTGAGTCAAATCTTGAAGGACTGTGGTTTGGGTAACGAGATTGAAGGGTTAGAGTTTGCGACAATGGATCAGGTGATTGATCGTCTGCGGTGGTTGCCGCCGCCGGAAGAAGTGACGGTCAAGAAAGATGGCAAGTATTTTAGGGTGTTATCTCGCCGTTGGGCGCAGTGCCCAGCGGGGGACTTGGAGAAGGGTTCCTTAATACACGGAGTATAGAAACGGAGTATAGAAAATGAATGATGAAGCTGAAATTTATGTTGGCTGGTTCAAGAAGAAAATTGTTGACCTGATGGAACACCGCATGAACGAAGGGGCCACCAAATACGGGGAGTTACTGCCGCCAGAGCATGATGATAGAGACTTTGCAGCGGAAGCCCTGGAAGAGCTTGTCGATGCTGTGTTCTATGTGCAGCGCTTGGAGTTACAAAGGCGCTATTTAGTCAACGAAAACCAGCGGTTGATGGCCAAATTGGCGAGGGTGCGTGCTGATGAGGAGCGGGAGCCGGCGGAGCACAAATTCAAGTACCGTTTTGACAAGTCGGTCCCGGCCGAGGAACTGGAAGGCACTTTCATGCTGGCGATGCTGGCCGTCGAAAGCCTGCATGGCCGTTCCCGTGTGCGGATGGAGAGCCGGTTCGATCTGGACACGG